GGATTTTCCCGAGGCCGTGAACCAGTCGGTTGAACCGTGGGTTACGCGGCAGGCTCAAGAAGGCAAGCACCCGCGTATTGAGACGGAACCCGCGCTCACGGAGCATCGAGCGATCAGCCTCGGAAGCCGCGACGAATGCCGCCACCGGCTTACCCGTTGCCGGGTCCGTCAAAGTGCGCAGGATCAGCTCAATCGGTAGCGGCTTACTCATCGGATGGTTTCCCCTTGATAGTCCCGCGCAACTTTTCGAGCGCAGCCCGACCGACCTCGGGCGTCCTGCGGCCTTCGACCTTCTCCGGCAGGCCTATCAATATCGGGCGCAGCGGTTCGCCGGCTGCAATCATCCGGCAGGCAATCTTGTACGCCCGGTTGAACAGCTCACGGCTCGACTTGAGCGGCAGGGTGGAAAGGTTGTATAGCCCGACCTCCCGCGCAGCGTGAGACACGGCTACGTGCGACCAGACGACGTGCCCGGCGTTCGGGTAGGAGTTGCGCGCAGCTTCCGCATAGGCGTTGTCCTCGGAAGGTAGGCCGAGGGTTTCCGGGGTTGGATGGCAAAGCGCGATGAACCGGCCAACGCTCGGGACGAAATCCGAGGCGAGGCGACGGCAAGCCGCAACCCCGAACCGAATCTGCTCGACTTGGCTAATCCCCTCGGCCACAAACCCTTTGACCATTGCGCGCTTGTACATCTGCAACGAGTCGTCATCGGGCCACGCTTGGCGCCACGCGGGGAAAATAGCTTTCAGTTCGCGCACCAACATATTGACGACCCGCCCGGCCGCGTCATCGATGCTTTTCGGTTCGCTGTCCCCTGGAATTCGCGCCGCGTTGGAAGTAATCCGAGCGGCGATAGTTTTAACGTGATCCATCACAGGCTCCCGAGGTTTTGAGTCCATGTCAGGTCGTCGAAGTCCAGCCCCTTGTTGGCGGTCGGGACGATTCGGCGACCCGCATAGCTCTGTGCGTTGAGAATCCAGTTACGCCATGACGCCAACCAATCGGCGCGGGTTTCGCCTTTCGCTTTCCAGTAGTTCAAAAACTTCTCTGTTTCGAGCGTCAAGTCGGCAGCCGGCGCTCGGTCGTTCGCCCAGACAATCATCTCGGCGGTAATCGGGAACGGGTCGGGGATGCCGGTTTTGCGCTTGGTCTTCGGCGAGGGAGCAGGGGACGGTTTCGCGTCGGTTAGCTCTTTGTTCTTATCTCTTCTCTTCTCTTCTCTATCGTTACTCGTTACGTCACCCGTGACGCTTGGTGACGCATAACGTTCGGCCTTGATTTTTTCCCGATATTTCGCCTGCCGTTTGGCCCCCGTCGACCGGGCACTATGCTTGGCCGGCGCGTTGTATTCCGTGAAGTTCGGGAGGGTGACGGTTTGGTTTCCGGCGTCATAAATTGCCCACTCAACGGCAGCCATCGCCGCCCCGAATCCGACGATGCCGGCCGCGTTATCGAGGGTATCGAGCGTACTCATATGCCATATGCCGTCCTCGGTATGCTCGTTGGTTGCGCACCAGACGCGTAACAAGGCGGCGAGCGTTACGTCACGCGTTACGTCACGCGTGACCTTTTCGTCGAGCGCGCCGTTATGGTCGGTAAGTAGGCGTCGGCCAACGTCGAGAGACGACCCGAGGAGGTCGGCCATTTTCCATACCTTGGGATGCGTACCGAGTGACGCCCGGTATTTAATCCAATCGCCGGCCATTACTGCCGAGCCTCAAGCGAGTACTGCCCGACGGTTACGGTCTTGCCGGACTCGTTCACTACCCGGATATAGTCCGTGCGGATATCCACCCCGAGCCGGCGCAGGTCTTTGATCCGAGCGGCAAGGCGGAAGCAACTGAACAGGCGAAGGGCATCGAGCGGGGTTAGCCGTCCCCCTTCCTCAAGGTACTTTCTGATGGCGCCGTTTTGCGACGCGGAGTTGATAGCGTTCGGGTTGTTGTCCATACTGACCTCGCTCATTGATGACCCCCGGCCTGATCCGCACGATCTAACCGGGGGTTTTTTTTGGCTGTTATTCGACCGGGTATAGGTCTGGGCGCAACTCGAACCGCGTCACGGCGCCTTTAACGGCGCGCTCAATCGGCAGTACAAGCTCTGCCGGAACGGTCAAGTTTCGGTGTAGGCATTGCCAGATTCGAGGCTGGCTGGTGTTGCAAAGCCGAGCTAACTCGGCTTGTCCCCCGGCGAGACGGACAGCTCGCTCGATAGGCCGTTCGGCATCCTTCATTTCGGCCACTCCTTTACGTTTTCGTCCCAGAAATATAACTGAGGTTTTCGCGGAGTCAATGGCTGATAACGTTGATTTCTTGCTGGCCCTATAACAATGGTTATACAATTCGGCCCATGAAAACGACCGAAGCCCCAACCTTGGCCGAGCGCCTCAACAACGCGATGAAGGCCCGCAACCTCAAGCAGCGCCAGCTCTCCGAGCTGGTTACTGAGTTGAGCGGTGCCCCTATTTCCCAAGTCGCAATCCAGAAAATAACCAGCGGGAAAACCCAGCACTCGAAACGAATAACCGATATCGCCCGAGCCTTAAACGTTTCTGCGGAATGGTTGGCACACGGGTGCTCGCCTTTTCCGCCAGACGGCACTACGCTGTCCCCTGATGACGGAGTTGGAGAGAACACGGACAGGGAAGAACGAAAAATAAAATGGGGGACGGTGCCGGTGGTAGGGACAGCGCAGCTTGGGGATGACGGTTATTTCGAGGATGAAGGGTATCCGGTCGGGCACGGCTCGGGGGTTCTCCGAATCCAATCAAGCGACCCGGATGCGTACGGGTTGAGGTTGCTCGGCGACTCGATGCAACCGCGAATCATGCACGGGGAGTTCGTTCTAGTTGAACCGAATACGCCGCCCGTACTGTACGAGGAGGTACTCGTGAAGACGGTCGACGGCCGAAAGATGATCAAGATTTTTGCCCAGCTTGCCGACGGGTTTTATCGATTCGATTCGATCAACCATACCCACCCGCCGATTCACCTCCGAGTCGATCAAGTCGAAACGGTCCACTACGTCGCCGGGATTCTCAAAAAAACCCGGTTCTTCGAGCAGTGACCTAGGCCAAACTGGTACAAGAAACCCGCCACCGTTCGGCGGGTTTTTTTCTGCCCGGTAAAAAATATATAACCTGAGTTATTGACTCGGTGATTACTTGGTTTATTCTTGAGACACACCCAGCAAGGAGCAACCCGCCATGACCACCGCCGATAAAATCGTCTTCACCCTCGTTCTCGTTATCGCCGTTGGCGTAGTCGGGAGCATTTACGCAGATCTAGTTTTGCCTCGAATTGCAGCGATTACCTCCGCGCTTAGTTCGCCCCGCTCCTAACCCTTTCGACTAATCGCCCCCGGCCTACCGGGGGTGATTGATGCCTGCCTCATAAATGGATTCTTACGGGGAACAATCAATGAAATCGGCTCTTATCAAACGGCAGATTGCTGCCTGCGAATCGTTCATAAAGAACTTCGAAGACGGCCTACCTTACGCGGACGGCCCGGCATACGGACAGGACAAGCAGCGTATTCGTGACCTGCAAATCGAGGCGAAGACGTGGCGCGAAATCCTCGAACTTGTAACCAAGGGGGAAGCATGAAAACGACTATCCGACTATTCGTTCACCAGAAGCCGGGCGAGGAGCAACGGCTACTCACCGCCGACATGAGCGACTACCCGACCCTATACGGTGCGCTGCTCGGCTACTTCGAAACGGAAGTCGAATGGCCGGAAGTCGACGCCGACCCGACCGCCATCCTCGTCAAGCAATACGAGAAGGAACTCGAACGGGAAATCGCCGACCACCGAAGCCGGGTCCACGTTATTAACGAGCGGATCAACAGCCTGCTTTGCCTGACTCACGACAACTCGGAGTCGCCGCTATGACCCGCTTTCGGTTGCGGCGATTCCAGGGCAGAGCCAAATCATTTGTTTGTGCCCTTTGCTTCTGGTTCCTCCTCGCCGCCCTGCAAGCACTCGGCGGCGCAGTAACCGACCAAGCCCCGGCCGCCATTGCGGTTGACCAGCGTTAGGAGTTCCAACGTGGAAACGAAAACTCACTTCCGAAAGGCGTTCGATTCGCCCTACTTGAGCAGCGCCGATATCGTGGGGCCGACGGTCTTAACCGTCGCTCGGGTAGCTCTCGAAACCGACCGGACAAAGAAGACCAAGGACGTATTCAACACGGCTTATTTTGTCGAGCGCGAACTACGCCCCGGCGAGAAGCTAAAGCCGATGATCCTCAACGCGACGAACTCGAAAACGCTCAAGACGTTAACCGGGTCGCCGTTTATCGAGGACTGGCAAAACGTCAAGGTCACGGTATACGTCGACCCGAATGTGCGGCACGGCAAGGATATCGTGGAAGGGCTACGGATCAGCCCGAAGACGCCAGCCGTGGCGAGCATTTCCCCGGCTACGGTCAAGGCTTGGCAGAACGCGAAAGCGGCCTACATGCGTGACGGCAACCTCGACGCGGTACTCGCTCGGGCATCGATGACCGACGAGGATCAAGCGCGACTAATCGAGGAGTGCAGTCAATGATCTGGTTCGGCGTTGAGCAGAATACTGACCTCTGGTTTGGTCTGCGCGTAGGCAAGGCGACGGCCTCGAACTTCGGAAAGTTTATGGCGAACTTCGGTAAGGCGTTCGGCGACCCGGCGAAGCGTTACGCGCTCCAGCTTGCACTTGAACGCGTAACCGGGAGGAAGGCGGAATTCAGTTTCCAATCCGACGACATGGAACGCGGGCATATACAGGAGCCGGTCGCCCGAATGCTTTACGAGGAGTCGCGATTTGTTGAGGTCACTAACGGCGGGTTCTTCGACTGCGGACAATACGGCGACTCGCCTGACGGGTTGGTGGGGAAGGACGGCGTTCTCGAAATCAAATCGGTAACGGCCGGGGTTCACTGGGACACGTTGAAGCGGGGTTCATTCGACCCGGCGTATCGCTGGCAGTTGGCCGGGCACCTTGATTGCTCGGGCCGTGAGTGGGTCGACTTCGTGTCGTACTGTTCCGACTTCCCCGAGGAGAGTCAGCTACTCGTTTACCGGACGACCCGCGACGACTTCAAGGAGGAGCTGGCTCAGCTCGCCGAACGCCGGGCGGAATTCTTGGCGCTCGTTCAAACGATCAAAAACAACATCGACGAGGTGGCATATGGCACGCGGAGTTAACAAGGTCATTCTGGTGGGGACTTGCGGACAAGACCCTGATGCGCGCTACCTCCCGAACGGGAACGCGGTTACGACCTTGAGTCTCGCGACCTCGGAGAAGTGGACCGACAAACAATCGGGGCAGCCGGTCGAAAAAACCGAATGGCACCGGGTCTGCTTGTTCGGGAAGGTCGCCGAGATTGCCGGGCAATACTTGCGCAAGGGGTCACAGGTTTATATCGAGGGGAAGTTGCAGACGCGGGAGTGGGAGAAGGACGGGATTAAGCGCTACACGACTGAGGTAATCGTCGACATGCGGGGCGCGCTTCAATTGCTCGGGCCGAAACCGGAAGGGCAACAAGCGGCACCGCAGCAGAACCAGCGCCCGGCACCGCAGCAAAACCAACAAGCCGCGCCGCCTGATTCTTATGACGACGACATACCCTTCGCGCCCCTTCCGTATCTAGCCGGCGCGTAAACGTCACACACAGCAAATGGGGAGGGTTGGCGATGGTGACTTACGGGTCTGTCTGTAGTGGGATTGAGTCGGCATCTGTCGCCTGGGCAGAGCTTGGTCTTAAATCGGCGTGGGTCGCCGAGGTCGCTCCCTTCCCCAGCGCGGTGCTTGCGTACCGTTACCCCGAGGTGCCGAACCTCGGGGACTTACGCGGGGTCGGCCGGCTTGTCCTTAGCGGCAAGATCGAAGCGCCAGACGTTCTAATCGGTGGGACGCCTTGTCAGGCGTTCTCTCTTGCAGGGATGCGCGAAGGGTTGGCCGACGAGCGCGGCGCACTCGCGATCAAATTCGTGGAGCTGGCAGATGCAATTGACCATGTTCGAGGACTCGCCGGAAAACCTCCCGGCATCGTCGTGTGGGAAAACGTGCCCGGCGTCCTCGCCGACAAGGCGAACGCCTTCGGATGCCTACTTGCGGCGCTTGTTGGGGAAAGCTGCGAGCTGCTCCCTACAGGGCGCAAATGGACGGACGCTGGTGTTGTGTATGGACCCACGCGGGCAGTCGCTTGGCGGGTTCTTAATGCCCAACATTTCGGAGTGGCCCAACGGCGTCGCCGCCTGTTCGTTGTCGCAAGCGCTCGAAAAGGATTCGACCCCGGAGCGGTACTTTTTGACCTCGGAAGCGTGCGCCGGGATTCTGCGCCGCTTGAGCCGAAAGGGGGTAACGCCGAGATTCGCCAGTGCCGATGCGGCTACGGCTTTTCAGTCGGCCTTGGAGTCCTTCAATGCCCCAAGTGCCGGCGAATAGTTGCGATTGAGGCGCCTGCATGGTGGAACGGTTTCGGCGTGAGTCAAACCCTCGACGCCGTACTCGACAAGCACCAAGCGCTGCCCGAAAAAAACCGCTT